CACCGAGCCCCTGGGCGACACCTTGGAAGCGCCCTGAGGGGTCATAGATGGATCGCTCAGTCATGGCCCGCGGCTCCCCACGAACCACGCGCCGAGCACTGACCCGGCTAGGAAGGCGGCCCAGATCAGGCCAATGGCGAGGTAGGTATTCATGGGTGGTGCCTCTTGATGCGTTGGCGGGTGGCGGGAACGTCCAGGAAGTCAATCAGGGCCACAGCCTCATCACGGGACAGCCATATGACGTGGCTGTCGCCGCGGACTGTGACCCCGACCAGGGCCAGCAGGTTGGCATCCTCGCCGCCGTTCAGGTGGGGGCGGAAGGATGTCTCGGCGGTGGTGGTGGGTTGGCCTTTGGCGCGCGTTGTGATGCGCATCAGAAGCCGCCCACGCGGCGGATTGTGGCGCGCTCGCCGGGGTTGTGCTCGGCCAGAAAGGCCAGGTCGGCAACGGCCAGGGCATCGTCAAGTCGTGCCTGTCGGGCGACGAACATCCACGCCCCCGCGTCACTGTCGAGGATGTCAGCCTCGTCCCGCTTGCACAGCTGGAACCGGCCGTTCTCCGACCCATCGCAATCAAAAATCCCCCAGCCCTGGCGCCCCGAGGCAACGGCGTCGCTGTTGGTCCAACCGGGCAAATTGTCATGGTGCGGCTTCGCGTTCATGGCGCGTTCCTCCTAGGTGGGATTTTCGGTGAATGCTATGCGGGTTCGGCCGCTACGTGGCGTTTGGCTACCGCTACGGGCGCATGGCTGCGTCCCGTTTCGACCGGGCCAAGGGTCTCTTCAGGCGGCGTGGAGGATGGCGTTCAGCGTCCCCGCGACGGCATCGAACAGCCTGTTGTAGTCGTCGCCCGTTGGTGACCGGGCATCGTCTCCCGACCCATCACCCCTAGGGTCATCCATGCGCTGCGCTTGGCGGTTGATGCCACTCTCCAGGGCCAACAGCAGGGTGGTGGCGTCGCCGGCCGGATGGGCGGCCTCAGCCGCCTCAATCATCGTCTGGAGCTTCCCAGCGTCCATGGCCCACGGGATGCCCTGCCGGGCGTAGCTGGCCACCTGTTCGTTGATGGCGCGGGTCACGTGGTGCAACTGCTTCTCGGTGATCATCACATGGCATCCTTCGGGGTTGCGTGGGCGCCACACTGGGCGCGCCATTCGTTGAGGCGATGCTTGGCGTCCCGGCGGGCGCCGTAGGCGAGTGCCAGGGCACAGCAGATGACGGCTAGGGCGGTCATGCGCGCCTCGCGGCTTGGATCTCGGCGAGGGCCGTTCGGGCCTCGGCTAGGTCAGTGGCGAACACGGCGTCAAATTCAACGCGACCCGCCTTGTGCTTGATGCCGCCCGCCACTTTTTCGTGCGCGGCAATTTCGCGTTCGATATCTTCGGCCAGGGTGCGGAGGGTGGCGCCGTCCAGCGTCCAGCCCTCGACCTTCGACCGGTTCCACCAGACCACGGAACGTAGGGGTAGGCCGATCATGCTCATGCCCTCCGGGCGGTGATGGTGTAATTCCCGACCCGAACCTCTAGGAACCGATCCTCGCCACCCTTGCGGCGGAAGCCGGACACGGCGACCAGGGCTTTCGTGCATGCCTTGTCGCGGGTCATGTCCTGTCGCTCGGCGGCCCGCAGCACGGCATCCCGGAGCCCCATGCGGACGGCGGAGGGTTTCGTGCAGCGCTCTTTGGCGACCGTGAAGGGGCCGTGCGCCTCGATCAGGTAGACCTTGGGCATCACTTCGCCCCCTTGCTGGGGTTGATCACAGGGGCGGCGTCAATGACCCGCTGGACATGATCGGCGCCGAGCTTGGCCACGGCTTCCCGGAGGAGTTGGGAGGCGGCGGCGCGGTTGGTGAGGTGGTGCGCATGGCCATAGGCGAGCATGGCGCGCACCTTGACCGGATCGAGGTCGCCCACCCGATAGCCGCTGGCGCGGTGAACCAACGCCTTCATCTCAGGGGCGAAGGCGCCGTCCTGGATAACGAAGCGCACCTTGCGGTCACCTAGGGGCAGCATGATCGGCTCCCCAGTGCGCTCCTCATGGGTGATGGTGCGCCCCTTACGGGCTTTGCAGGGGGCCAGATAGGTGATCTTACGGGCCATTCCTCAATCCTCCAGGGCAGCTGCGTAGGTCTCGCCGTCTGCGTCATGATCCTCGACCACGGCACCATCGGTATCCATTGAGTATCCTGCGGGCAGGTACACGGCGAATTCTTCCATAATGCTTCTCGCTTGTTTGGCGGCAGGACAATGGCGTCCAAGGGTGCCCCCACGGCGTACCGCAGGGGAACCTAGGGCCGTCATTTCAGTATTGGGTGAAGGCCAGATAGGCCGGCCAGCGGCACAGGATGTAGCGGCCCGCCTCCAACCGGTCCCGCTCCTCCGGAGTGTTATTCCAGGGGTGCAGCGACAGTGCGCGGCACATCAGGACCACGTAGGGGCGCCGTGCGTGCAGCCCCATGATTGAGACGGCGGTTTCCATGTCCATTTTCGGGGTCTCCTTAGGCGTTCAGGGAAGCGGCTTCGGCCTTGCGCTTGCTGGCGCCATGGGCCGGAAAGGCAACGATCACCTTGCGGTCCCGGACAGCGCATAGGCCGCAGGAAGCGCACGACACGTCATCGCGATAGGTGGCGGGGCAGGTGGCGACCTTGCGGCCAGCCGGCGTGACCATGGTCCGCGGAGCGTCAACCGGGACCACGACCACGACCGGGCCGACCTTCATGTCCGAAAGGCGGTCGGCATCTTCCAGGTTGTTGGCGGACACGTTGACGGTGAAGCCCCGCTCATTGGCGACAGCCACCGTGACCCGGTTCACATACCAGCCCATGTCGTGGTGGGTGTAGGTGAAGCCCCGGCGCCCCTTGTTCGCATCGGCCAGGGCCATGACGGCCCCTTGGTCAATCCTGCCCTGCCCATCCTGCGGTAGGTCGCCAGCCTGATTATGGCGCCACAGTTGCCCATCCGGGAGCGCCGCAACGTTGTCGCAAAGCGCATCCCATCCGACCCGCTTCGGGTTGCTCGGCAGGCCCCGCCAGAGGATCGCAAGCGGCCCCGCTTCGGCGTAACAGCCGTTCCCCTTGAAGGGGCAAGACGCGGGGCAGGATGACGCCTCGGTTGTGGTAACCGGGATCGGTCCGGTCTTGGCGTTGCTGCTTTTTGCAGTCCAGTAGATCGCAACCATGGGAATGATCCTGTCGATGGGAGTGATTAGGCGCACCTATGGCGTCCAAGGGTGCCCCCCAGGTGTTTCCTGAGGGGAACCTAGGGCCGTCATCCCACCTTACGTCATGTCGACCCGGCAGGTATGCCCCACCATGTCGACGAGGTAGCTGCGTTCCCGCTCAATGAAGCCCGGCGGGCCGCCGGCCCAGAACTGCCAGCGGCCAGCCCGGAGGATGTAAAGGCGATGGATCATGGCTTCGGGTGGGGCAGGGTAGCGGCAATCGCCATGACAGCGGCATGGGACGGAGCCTGCGGTGTCTTGCGGATGCAATAGAAGCGGCGATGGCGGGGATTGTCCGACCCGCTATCGATCATGTCGCGGATTTCCTGGACCACAATGTCCCGGTCCCGGTCACCAAACTGCGGCGCCCATGCGCCATCTTCGAAGACCAGCAAGGTGTGATAGGCCATGGTGTCAAGCCCCCATGATGCGGTAATCGAGGAGGAACGCGCCAACCGGCTGGGCGAAGCGGCCCGTGCCATCGAAGGCGAAGGAGTAATGGACCACACCATCCGTGACGGCAGTGATGCGAACGGGCCGCCCAACCGGGGCGTATGCATCGTTCCAGATCTCATTGGCTTTGGGCATGTCAAGCTCCACTTGACCGGAGGAATGGGACTGTTTCGGCCCGCCTAGGGCCATCATCAGGGGCACCTCATGGCACCCGACAGTTTCCGTCACCGGTTGCCGCTGCATGCTCCCCAATTCATGGGCTGGCGTTGCGGGCCGATTAGCCCTAGGGGCGCTCCCTAGGTCGGCGGTCCCTTATGCTTGGCGGGGCCGCTTGCCGTGCCGTCTGGCGTCGCCATTCGGTGATTGAAGACAACCACGAATGGGACACTGCCGACAATCCCCTATTTTCAAGAAAGTTTGCGGTCAAGTCGACTGGACAGGCAAAAACCTAGGCTTTGTGCGGGTTACAGCCTCGAAAAAAAAATCTACAGGTGCAGCCAATGCGCTCCCAATGTGCCCCTTGGGTGCCGCCTTGGGTGTTGCAATGGTGGGATTGCCTTGGGTGGGGCCTTGGGTGTTGCCAGGTGCATCCTTGGGTGATCCGTGGGACTTTTTCCCACAAAAAGAAAACGTCCAGTGTACGCCCCACCAAAAGGACGGACACGATTAGATCGCACACGATTGATTATCGAGACAACAGTTATCGCGATATCAAAGCTAAGGCCGAGCCCAACCTGGCCCGGTCACACGGTACATCCCCTGATACATCCGATCTACCCCCAGGGATTGCCTTGGGTTCAGCCCATGCTGTGCCCGTACTGTGCCCGATGGTGGGATGGAAGGCGCGATGCAGGTGTGCCTGCGCGGGAGCTTCTCCGCGTCACGCGAGGGGGTACGGGGGGGTACGCGCGCGCTGCCGCCTATCCGATTGACCCAACGGAAATTTGGCCCATTTTAGAGCGTCCCCTAGGGAACCACCTGGGGAGCCGCCTGGGGCCTCTCCTGAGGCTGGCCTATGGTGGGGAGGGCCTGGGGGAGGATTGGCCTGTACGGGCTCCCGAGGCCCGCCTGAGAGGGCTTCCTGGGGGTGGCCCTGGGGGAAGCATCCATTGGACATCCAACCCGGAACTGAGGCGCTCCTCAGGAGTACCTAGGTAGGGAGGTGTAGGGAGGGTGTGTGTAAGGGTAACCCCAAGGGGAGCACCTACCATCCAACCAACATCAAACACCTACCCTCTATACCTAACTGAACCCTGGGGTGGGATAGGAGGGGGGCTTAGTGAGGGATATATCGTGGTATACCCCCCTAACTCACTGATCTCTCAGAGAGAACGGGGGATATCCACAGGAGTGGGCTACTAGGCCCAGGAGGGGGCCATTATTGGCTGTAGAGGTTGTTCCAGAAGGCAGCACCGCGGTCGTCGTGGCCGGTCTTGCTCTGGTACTGGCCGTTCAGCCAGGCGCCGGCCTGAGGCGCTCCTCCGAAGTCCTCCACGAACTTCTCGAACATGGCGTCTAGGGCGGCCTCCTGGGCCTCCTCCACGCCCTTGTCGCTGTCCTTGGCCATGGCTAGCAGGAAGTGGTTGCATGCCCCTGCAAGGGCGTCCAGGCGGTCGTCGTGGGCCAGGGCGCCGCGCTCGCGGGTGATGTGGGTGAGCTGGTAGGTCAGGGTGCGCTCGCGCCAACGGTCGCCGCCGTGGATCATCGCCGAGCGCATGTCGTTCTCCAGCACCTTCGGATCGACGATCAGCTTGTGCTGGTTCAGGAGGGGCTCAAGGATGTCGATGATCCGGGCCTCCTTGGCGGTCTTGGCGCGATCCTCAAGGAACTCGCAGGGGTAGCCGGCTCGGGTGAACACGGGCTTGAGCAGCTCGGTGAACATGCCGTCGCCGAAGTTGCTCTCGATGATCATGGTGTTGACCGCCTGGAGCTTGGCGATCGACGCCAGCTTGCTCAGGGTGGCGTCCTCGTAGCCGCCCTTGAAGCCGCCCGAGGCGACCAGGAAGAGGCGCCCGTTGGAGTACCGGACAACGGCGTAGGCGGTCTCGTCGGCGCCCCGGCCAGAGGGATCAACATACATGGCCGTGCCGGCGTAGGGGAGGAAGTGCTCCTTGTCGGTGAACATGGGCCTGTGGACGCGGTCGCCCTTGAGCCCGTAGACGCAGTCCGAGAGGCCCTCGTAGACCTGGTCGGGGCCACCAGCCCAGATGTACTTGGCCGGGGCCAGCTCCGCATCCACGTCCGCCACGATCAGGTCGGAGAGGCGCAGGGGGAACTTGTCGAGGTCCGATAGGGCGGTGTCGAGCATGAACTGGAGGGCGTATCCGGTGCGCCCGTAGGAGGCCCGGCGGGATGCCAGGTTGGCCTCGCTGAACCTGGTGCAGGTCGGGGTGCCTGGCTTGGCCCCCTTGTCGATCATCGCCTGGATGAACGGGGCTAGGCGGTCGCCATACTTCTCCGGGTCTGCCGGCACCTCCGCGGTCCAGATGCGGATCTTGTAGCCGTCCGGGTCGTGGGCGGTGTCCTCGGCCCGGCGGTTGTAGAGGCTGTCCTCGGTCTGGGGGGTGCCCAGGTAGGTGATGACCGCGTGGGGCTCCGGCTTGATGATGGCGTCGAATTCCTTCACCAGCTCGTTCAGCTTCTCCCGCTGGCCCTGGGTGGCCGAGTTGTTCGGCACCTCGATATCGTCGGCCAGGATCTCGTCGGCGCGTGAGCCGGTGATCTGGCCGGTGATGCCCACGGACTTCACCGAGGGGTCTTTCGAGGCAGCCGCGGGGGCCACGTCGAACATCAGGTTACTGTCCCGGTCGCCCTTGGAGGGGTCGGGCTTCAGGTGCTGGAGGATCGGCATCTCTCGGATCAGGCGCTTGATGAACACGCTCAAGCTGTCGGCGAGCTGCTTCGAGGCCGAGATGATCTCGACCTTCCAATCGGGGTTGCAGTAGAGGCGCCAGCACACAAATGCCGAGTAGATCCAGCTCTTGCCCACGCCCCGGAAGGCCATGATGATCTTCCGGGTGGGGCCGTGCTGCATGTGGTAGGCGATGTCGTACTGAACCGGGGTCGGGTCAGGGAGGCCGAGGTGCTTCCAGACGACGTAGAGGAAGTTCCGGAAGTCCTCCTTCAGGGGATCAATGTCTTCGGTCATGCGTCTCGCTTCGCCAGGAGCCCGCCTAGGCCGTCCCAGGGGTGGGATGGTGTGGACGTAGCTGTCCCCCAGGGCGGCCCTGTACGGGGCTCCTACGGCGTTCTAGAGGGGGTCGATCAGGTGGCCAGCTTCGAGGCTTTTAGGACGGCCACCGACTCGTTCACCTTGTTCCCGAGGGAGGTGATAGAGTTCCGAAGCTCGGCGTTGATGCTGATAATCGTGTTCAGCTTGGAGGTCAGCGACGCGATGGCGTTGGCCGCTGTTGCGATGTCAGTCACCGCGGCGATGGTGCCGGCGTTGACCGTGCCCCCGGAGCTGTTCACAAGGGTGGAGACCGCGGTGATTGCGCCTAGGCTGTTGGAGCTGGTGCCAGTGGTGGCGACCGTCAGGGCGGTGATCGGGGTTCCGGGCGCCGTTGCCGCGGCAGCAGCGTCGGACGTGGTGCCCGTGACCTTGATCGTGGACGGGGCGACCAGGGCCACAGCGAGGACCAGGTTACCGGCGACCACCGAGGCGGTCACAGCGCCGCCGTTGACGGTCGTCGTGATGGCCCCTTGGGCGTCGAAGGGGAGTGGGAAGGTGGTCTCCCCCGTGTTGCCGGGGAAGGAGTAGGTGAAGGAGCGGGTGGCCATCAGTTCACCACCGGATGACCATCGTCATCAAGCTGGGTCGGGAACGGAAGGGCGTGGCGGGCCGCGGCGAGCGCCTTGGTAGCCGGGTTGGTGTCAACGTCGGCCGAGATGTTGTTGTTCTTCAGGAAGGCGTTGACCTGGGCCATCACCGCGGCGGACGGGGGGCGGGTCACGCCATCCTCATCGGCCTGCGGCTGGAGGGCCTCGGTGAGCACCTCGGCGAACTGCCGGTGCAGCTCGGCCAGCTTGGCCATGGTGGCCTTAGCGGACATGAATGGGTCTCCTAGTGAAAGAGTTTCGTGATGTCGAGGTAGGGCAGAATGACAGACGCAGTGGCGGCCAGTCCCAGCAGGTACCAGCGCCAGTTCTCCAGCGTCGAGACGCGGTCGGACACTTCGCCGATCCGGTCCTCGATCTCGTCAATACGGCGGTCCTGCCGGTCAAACCGCGCTATGACTGCGTCTAGTTTGCCCTCGACCCTGCCCAGCAGTAGGGTGTGATTTTCGTTGTGATCCATTTGATCTCACAGGGGGGAAGGAGGAGGGGGCCCCCGAAGGAGCCCCCTTAGGTTTAGCCCACGAGGGCTTCGAGCTTGCGCAGGCGGGCGTCCGCCGCACGGTTCAGGAAGAAGTTGAGCTGGTCCGCCTGGAGGCCGAAGTGGTCTGCCTCCTCATCGCGGATGACGAAGGAGTAGCGCCGCCAGTCAAGTCCATGGGCCGCCAGGATGCTCATGATCTCCTGCACCGTGGTACCGATGTGGAGCTGCCCATCCGGGCCGTCTTCCAACCACTGCCACGCGCCGAGGCCCGCAGCGATGTCACGGGCCGCGTCCAGCTCTATATCGTGCAGTTCCCGAACGGGGGTCTTCAGGCGCGCATCGGAGGTCACGATGGTGCCGTTGGTGGCTCGCACCTCGGTCCAGACCTGGCCGGCGATGCCCAGCGAGAGAGTGTTGGTCACCGCGGGGTAGAAGCCGGAGCCGCCGTTGAAGGTGAACTCCTGGGTGCCGGACTTGGTGGCGATGCCGAACACCGCACCGTCGTGGATCAGCTCGGCCTTGGCGTTGCCGCCTCGGTTGAAGGTCAGGCCGATGGAGGTGTCCGAGGGGATCACGCCGCCCGTCTGACCGCGCACGAACATGCCCGTTCCGGTGACCTGGAACGTGTCCGCGGTGATCAGCCCGGTGTCGCCCACCTGGATGTCCGCGGGGAACACTCGGGTGGCCACCACGATGCCGTCCGATCGGGTGCACATGAAGCGCGCCACGCGGACCACGCCGGGGATCGATACGGGGAAGGCGGGGATGGTGGGGGTGACGGGGTTTCCGTCGTCATCGTTCCCCGCATAGAAGGAGCAGAACTGGAAGTCGAAGGTGGGGGGACGGGTCGCGCCACCCACGGGGATCATCGCGGGGTCGAAGAAGGTGTTGACCGGCTTGATGAAGGAGCAGCCGGTGAGCAGCGCGCCGTTCTTCCAGCGACCACCGAAGTAGTAGGTGTGGGTAGAGCCGCCGAGGAACAGCGTGTTGTCGATCAGCACCGATCCGGGGCCGAAGGAGCCGGGCGTCACCGGGCACGTGATCGTGTAGCCGGTGAGGGGGTCGGTCGAGAGCTGGCAGCTATTCAGCTTGATGTCGTTGAAGGACGCCGAGACGATCCTGGTGCCCTTCAGGAGCACGCTATCGGACACCTGGGCGTTCTGTGCGGAGATCTCAAGTGCGCCCGTGTAGAAGTGGAGGTGCCGCGCCCAGATGCCGCCGCCTTCAAGGTTCATCGACATGGCGATTGGCGCCGTGCCGCCCCGGTACGTGATGTTGTTGATGTCGCAGTCGGCGGCCTGGTTGACGTTGACACCGCGCATCCGGGCGTTCTCGCAGTACCAGTCCCTGTAGGCGCAGTCGTTGGCCGGGGCCGCGTCACCCACGACGCCCGAGGCGGTACCCACGTAGCCCACGTCGATGCACTGATCGGCGATGGTCCGGGCGTCCACATGGATGCCCACGATGGCCTTCGAGTTCGCGTTGCGGAGGGTGAGGACCGCGGGGCCGATGCCCCCGGTGTAGTCGGTCTTACCGCTGGAGGCGTTCCTGGTGTACCCAGTGGCCTGAGCGTAGGCCCCGGCCTTGGCGGCAAGGGTCGAGCCGAAGTAGATGCCACCCTCTCCGTAGAAGCCCCGGACGCTGTCCTGGGGGCCGGTCACGCTGCCATCCCAGAAGGAGCCGTTCAGGCTCAGGGGGCCGACGACGTAGGTGCCATGCGGGAGGATCAGCTCCTTACGCATGCGAATGCAGGCGTCGATGGCGCCCTGGATGGCCGCGGTGTCGTCCGTGACGTTGTCACCCCTGGCGCCAAACTGGCGGACGTTGGGGCGGGCCTCGGCGATCTGCCACCAGTTGCCCGAGGCGTCCTGTCGGGTGCCGGGGTGGACAATAGCGGGGGCCGCCCCGAGGCGCCGCCACACGGCATGGCCCAGGTCGCTGGCATCGTTGAAGCCGCCCACGCGGACGTGCGACCTGAGGACCGTTGGGGTGGTCGCCATGGCCGCCTGGAGCGAGACGTAGTCATAGCTCGGGTCGTAGCCCGGCGGCACCGTGGTGGTGTTGACGAATGTCTGGAGCGCGGCACGGACGGCGGCTATGGTTGCCCCGTCGCTGTCCTCGACCGGGTAGGCGAGGTTTTGCAGGCGCTTGCCTCGGGCCTCCCAGAACGCCTCGGTGGAGCCCAGGGACAGCGCCTTGTCGGCGCGGAGGTTCAGGGCCACGTCGGCGGCCAGGCGGGAGGACGTCTCCGCAGCCATGGCGGCGTTCACCGCTGTGGTGTCGCGCAGGTTCTCCTTGAAGCTGGTCCAGCGGGCCTCCTGGATAAGGTGGAGGAGCTGGGTGTTCTCGATGTTCAGGTCCGCCGCGACCAGGGAGCTGTCGTCCTGGTACTGGGTGATCGCGGAGGCGTTCGGGGTGACGCGCCAGATGACCAGGGCATCGCCCACGGCGGTCGGGATCGACACCAGGCCGGGGCCAACCCAGGTGATGGCCACGGGGACGCCGTTATTCTGCGCGACCCAGTAGGACTGGGAGATGTAGTCAGCCGAGATTGGCCACGGGCCGGAGGTGCCGTTGCCCGTGTATTCGAAGGAAGTCTGGATGTCTGCCAAGGTGGCTCCTAGAAATGGAAAAGGCCCCCGAAGGGGCCTCTTAGGTTGTTGTCAAGCCGACTTGACCGGCGTCAGTCGTCACGCATGGGATGCCACTCCCCCTGGGGCGTCTTCTTGGGTAGGCCCGAGGTGAGCCAGGAGAGGGCACCGGAGAAGAGCACGGAGTTCGAGTAGGGAAGGGTGTGGAGGACCGCGTTGGCCTCTGGCTGGGATGGTGCCCGGCCGTGCAGCAGCGGGGACATGATGCCGCCTATGGCCTTCGCCGCGGTGACTGCTAGGTCCGCCGTGGGGTTGCCGAAGAGCGGGTCGCTTTGCAGCCCGGTCGAACGGCCATTGAAGATGTGTGCCTTGCCGCCCGAGCCGTAGAAGGCCCCGGCGTCGAGCATCATCGGGATGACCGAGGAGACGCCCATGTTCTGGAAGGTGTTCAGGCCGAGGTTGGCGTAGCCGTTCCCCGAGACCTTGTCCTTCCAGAACTGGTCCCTCTCCTTGCCCTCGGCGTAGCCGAAGGAGGCGATGTAGGTCCGCCCGGTGAAGGCCGCCGCCGCCGAGAACGCCGTACACATGAAGATGGCGTAGGAGGTGGGGTCACGCATGTGGATGTTGTGGAGGGTCTGCTTGAAGTAGCTGCCAACCATGAATGTCCTGAACTGCAAGGCCACCTTGATGCCCCTGTGCTGGAGCCAGGTGGGCATGGCGCCCAGGTCGTTCTCCTGGATGATCTTGCGCGCCCAGCGGTTTACGCCCAGCTCGAAGTGGGAGCGGGCTTCCAGGTCCGTCCAGGCGTTCAGGTTCAGGCCACGGGTGTTGAGGCCGCGGGTGCCCCCGGTGTGCGTCTTGAACTGCTCCAAGATGCGCGGGAGCATCTCGTCAGACCAGCCATTGGCGCGCATCCTGGCCATGTTCTGGGGGGTTGCCCCGACCTGGGCCGCCCTGGCGAACCGGTACATGATCCCGCGGTAGGCGGTCTGCTTCAGCATCCGGTTGACGGGGCGAAGGAGGGATACCGTTGCCACCGCCGCGGCGCCCTTGCGCAAGACTTGGTCGGTGTTCCGCAGCCATGGGGCCACGGAGCTGGTCAGGCTGTCGGTCTCGTCCCAGGTGGTGGGCATCGCATAGCGGAGGTCATCGTCGCCAAAGGCTTCCATGATCTCGCGGCCCAGCTTGTCCCCCTTGGCGATCCCCTTGGGTGCGCTTCGGACGACGCTCTTCAGGCTCGGGACGCCCTGGATCGACGCCACCACGCCCAGGTGGGCCACGGTGTTGTACGTCTCGGCCGCCTGGGCGAACCCCATGTTGTTCATGAGGCGTAGGAAGTTGAAGTTCTGGAGCAGTCGGGCGAACGCCGCGAGGTTGCCCTGGTCGCTGCTGTGGGGCAGCCCCAGGATGCCTCGATACATGTGCTCCATGTGCTCGATGCTGGCCGCGGAGGTGGCCCTGGCGGTCCCGTTATTGGCTCCCTGGGCGCGGACCACGGTCTGTAGCGCCTCGAACTCCGACCGCTTGGTGACGCCGTCCAGCAGGTGCTCACCCGTCTCCGGGTTGGTGATGCGCATCCTCGCCAGGGAGACCTGACCGGCAGCCTCGTGGCTGTAGTGCTCGAAGACGTGCCAGGCGTTGTTGTCGGTGAAGTCCCGGATGGTCAAGGAGTGCTTCGCGCCGGCCTGGTCGAAGACATCAACTGGGACGTTCTCGGACAGCCGGGCGCGGAACTTGTTCCGGCTCATGTTGCCGGCATCGGTCTCGGGCTTGAAGGACTTGGCGACCGCCTCGGCGTCACCTTCGGAGATCCCAAGGGACTTCAGGACATCCGTGAGGGTATCCGCATCGTCTCCCGACAGGGCGTGCTCAAGTCGGCTGGTGAGCCCGGCGTCGCGCTCCATGAGCTTCTTGTACATGCCCGAGGCGACCCTATGGGCGATCTCGTGGTCGAGCAGGGACTGGGCGTCCTTCAGGGAAGTGCGGATGACGCCAATCACGCCAGCCTCGCCGATCTTGTCAGTCCACTCGTTCAGCTTCGCGAAGTCCCATAGGCGGGGGAAGTAGAACTTGTTCTTCTCGACGTTCTCCGCACCCGACACGGCCCGCCTGGTGGTCCCATCGATGAGCCCAGGGTTGGCCTTCAGCTCCTGCCAGCGCCCGAGGTTGTCCCTCAGGATGTCGCCGGCCTTCGCCACGTTGGGATCATGGACTGTCAGCGGGTTGCTATCGGTGATGTAGCGGGTCACGCTGTCATTGAACTCGTCCGCGTGGCGCCAGCGCATGAACCGGCTGATGCCCTTGGCCTTCAGCCATCCGTCATAGGCGTCCCGGAACCCCGGAGCCGCCCGGCCGATGGCCTGGTCGCGCAGGATCAGGGCTTCCTCTGAGGCCCCGAAGATGGTTGTCAGGCCCTTGTCCGCGTTGCCCACGCTGTCCTGGCCGATTGCGTTGCCGATGGCTCGGGCGGCTTCGTCGTCCATGGACTTCAGGCGCCCCACCGTGTCCTGGCGGAGCTTGCCCGCAAAGGCCGCCCTGGGGGCCACGCTCTCAGGCAGATTGGTCCATAGCGCCACGTCGTCCCGGAGCGCCATGCGGCCCGCCGAGGCGGCGCCTGCGGAGCCGGGGGCGACCAGCGCGGTGCCGTTGAGGGCATCCTTGCGCATGTCCTGCCCGACCTTGACCAGGTGGTCCGAGGCCCGTAGAGAGGCCGCCGAGCGGGTGGCCCAGGCGCCGAAGCCGGCCCCGAAGATGCCACCTAGGGCCGCCCCGTAGAGCACCGAGTTGGGATCGGTGCCGTACTGCCCCACATTCGAGAGGGCCTGGGAGCCACCGCCAACCGCCGCCTCAACCCCCGCGGTGAGGCCGATGCGGCCCGCCCGACTGAGTTGAAGCGCCAGCGCGGCGCCCTCCGAAAGCCCACCTGAGGCGAGCCCCGCAGCGAGCGCCGGGGGGTCAGTGAGGGTGGAGATGATGTCCGCCGCGGTGCCAGTCCAGCCGGCTCGGCCCAGCAGCTCGTTGCGCTTGTTCCGGTCGGCGATCTGGGAGGCGATCCAATCGGCGTTGTTCGCGGACACGGCATCCGAGAGATCGCCCCACTGGTCCGGCGGAAGGGCGTACTTCTCGGCTAGGGCCTTCACGTCCTCCTTGGTCTGCATGTAGGAGGGGTCGGGTTGCAGCTCCGGGCGGTCCTTCAGGAAGTAGTCGAGGACGTGGAAGACCGTGCTGTTGTTGTCGAGGGCGGCCCTGAAGGTCTCGCTTACGGTCGGTTCGGGGGCCTCTTCGGGATTGTCCTGAGGAGCCGCGGGAAACGCGCTGGCGGGGATTGCATCCACCGCCCCTCCCGTGTCAGGGGCCGAGGTGTCAATCGGGACGGCGGCGCCCCCCAGGATCTGCTGGGCGTAGTTGCGCCCGTCCGCCCAGCCCATGCCGCCCCTAGGGTTGCCCCTAGACCAGCCGGCGGGGCGCTCGAAGTCGATCATGGCGTCCGTCGCTTCGTCCACGTTGGTGGCCGTGCGGAGCCTGTCACCGACAGCCTTCTCGGTGGTGTTCAGCTCGTGGTCGAGGAAGTCGAACTGGGCGAACAGGTCGGTGGAGGAGCGGCCCGCCGCGGCGGTGAACTCCTTCATCTTGGTCATGCGACCCCCGGTGGTCCCCGGAGGGTCGCGCCAGCCAAAGGCGCCGAGGCCGGTGTACTTCCCGGTGGCCTTGTCCTTGTCGTGCTCCTTGGTCGGGTTAAGGCCACTCTCGACCAAGCCCCTGCCGACGATGGCCGCAGCTCCGGCGTCTGAGTAGCCCTTGCTCTTGAAGTAGGCAAAGGCGGCGGTGGTGTCGGCCATGTGGCCTCCTTATTCAGTGGTAGGGTGCGGCCGAGCGCGGCGCACGGTCTGGGGCAGAGCCAGGAACTCCTGGTTGGCTCGCTGCTGGGCCGCGATCTTGTCGGCCTGCTCGGTCATCTGCCTGTCGTGGGCGTCCCGCGAGGCTTGATCGGCGGCGGCGATGTCATCCATCGAGACGTAGTTGCGCCCGATGGGGTTGCCGAATTTGTCAACCAACCGCCACCGGCCCGCGGCGTTGCCGTCCTGGGTTAGGGTCAGATCCTCAGGGGAGTAGTCGCCCTTCTCGTCATCGGAGAGGGTGCCGTAGATCCGCTGGACCTGGGCGGTGAGCTGCTCGCCGATGTTCGCCTTGTAGTCCCTGGAGTTGTTCGGGATCGCGTAGCCGTTCACCAGGATGTGGCCGGCGGCGAAGGTCTTGGCGGCCTGGGCGGCTGCCTCAGGTGGAGACAGCCCGAGGTCCATCAGGCGCTTGGCCTGGTCCCGCACGCGCGGGCCGACCGTGCCGATGTTGTCCGCGTAGTTGCCGCTGAACCAACCCTGGGCGCCAATCTTGGTGGCGTCCTTAACGGCCTCGTCAAGGGTGGCCTGGTCACCTGCGGACATCTGGCCCCGCCCCCGTTGGTCCGCCGGGATTGCCGAGAGCTGAAGGGAGGAGTTGGCTGCCTGATCAAAGCTGTAGCCGTTGGAGATCAGGGCATCCATATCCTGGTAGAACTGCTTCGTCTGGGCGTCCTTGGTGAGGGTCTGGGCATACGTCGGATTGAACTCGTTGGTGGCCCGGTAGGTCTCGTAGGCGTCAGCCAGCCTGAGGTACTGCTCGGTGCCCTTCTGGAAGTCAACCGAGCGGGCACCCACGAAGGATGTCTGGAGGATGCCCTGGGTGCGCGTGTCATCGATCCCGTTGCCGGCGAACTTGTTGGCGAGGAGCTTGGCCTTGGCTGCGGTCGGCAGGTTCCCCTGGACCGCGGCCCGGTCAATCTCGGTGTAGTATGCCTGCCGGATCTCCTTCGCCTGATCGACAACGGTGATGGTTGTGGTTCCCGTGCCCGTGGCGTTCGGAACCTCTCGGTCCTTGGCCAGCACGAAGTTGCCCTCCTCGGCGAGCCTCAGGGCGTCGTTATGCACAGCCTGGGTGGCCGCCGCGGACGCCTGCTGGGCCTCCAGCTTCGCCTGGGCCTTGGCGGCCTTATCGCGCTCCTGCTGGAGGTTCACGTTGGACTGGGCCACCAGCTTGTAGGCGGCCTGGGGCTCCATCCGCTTGTTCTTGATCTCGATCTCGGCCTTGGTCAGGTCGAAGGTGCCTGCCTGAACCTGGGCCGCGATGTCGATCACCGCCGGCCCTGCGGCCTTCTGGTTGTTCTCTACCTGCTTGGCCGCGGCCTGCTCCACCCAGGCGTTGTAGCGCCCAGCATACTTGGCCGTCTGGGACAGCGGCCCAACGCCCCCTCGGTCGTCCGACATGATGGCGACGAGGGTATCCGGGTCGCCCTGATCGACCAGCGCCTGGAGCGCCGGGGCCAGCCCGTCATCGAACTCGGCAGGCGTCTGGGCGCCGGTATGGACGTTGCCGTCCTTGATGCGCTTGATGCCCGCAAGCATGCCCGCGGTGCCGCTGCCGTTGGCTTTCGCCTCGGCGATCACCTTGAGCACCTGAGGGGTGGTGTTGTCCACCACGCCCTGCTTGAAGTCCTGGGTGCGATCCGAGCGCTGCTGGAGGCGAAGCTTATCGGTGAGCTGGGCGAAGCTCCGGGCGGCCTGCTGTTGCGCGTGGGGGTCGCCGGGGAGCGCCTGCATCATGGCCTGCTGGCCCTGGGCGATGAGTGCTCCAACGTCACCCTTGATCTTGTCGAAGCCTGGACTGTCGTACTGCTGGAGCACGGCACCGGCCGCGTCCATGCCGGCGTTCGCTCCGTAGAGGTTCATGTAGCGGGCTCGCGCCCAGCCACCCTCCCACTGGTCGATCTGGCCAGACTTAACGAACTCGCGTTGCTGGTCGAGGGTCATGCCCCCAATCTTTGCATCGGCGCTGGCCTCCTGCCTGGTCTTCTCCTTGTCCGCCCTGTCCGCCACGAAGCGGTCGAGGGCAGGGGCCAGGCCCTGGAGACCCTGGGCGAGCGCCAGGAAGCCGTCGCCGGCACCCTGGGGCGCCCTCACTGGAACATAGGTGTCCACCGAGCGGGCCTGGGGGCCGGCTGAGGGAAGCGGCTGTAGCTCGGGGAGGCGCTGGGGGCGGCGGGTGGTTTGGCTTCCACCATCAATCTTGGTTTCGGTCACGGGCGCCATGCCCGAGATCAGCTTGGCCATCGGTTACTCCCCTGGTGGCTGGTATTTGAGGTAGCTTTCAGCGCCCTGCGCGCCGACCTTCAGCAGCGCCATGCCGGCGTCCAGGAAGGACGGGCCGGGGGTCTTCTGGTAGGTGCCGCGGGCGGTGATCTGGGCGTTGATGCCCTTCTTCTGCTCGTCAAACTGCTGGCTGCGGTTGGAGGCGGAGCGGTCGATGGAGCCGATGTTCTGGCCATACTGACGCTCGATGTCCCCCAGGAGGAGATCCACGGTGTTGCCTGAGGCGCCGTCTAGCTGGGCTATGGTGGTCGCCTGGGCGGACTTGTAGGCGAGGCGCTCTTGGATGCGCTTCTCGGTGTCGTCCTGGGCAGCCTGGAGCTGCTCTCGGTTCTGTTGGGCCTGCTGCCCCCCGCCCGCGTCTACCGCGGCACGGAGGTTGGCCCGTCCGGCAGCGTTGGCGGCGTCCGCGGCCTGGGCCTGGCCGAACATCTGGAAGCCCGACTGGAGGCCCCCCAGGCCCGCCGAGGCGAACATCAGGGGATCGCACATCAGCATGCCTCCCGCTGGTAGTGGTTCATGGGGAAGCCGTCGTCGGTGGTGTGCATCAGGGGCTCGAAGCCCAGCCACTCCATCCAGAAGACCAGCTCGGGAATGTCGCTGCGGCTGGTGTTGATCAGCCGGTCGTAGTCGAGGAGCTTGATCCACGCCGAGGAGCGCCTAAGGATGGCTACGGAGTGCTTCTCGAAGGCGTCGTCGGTGGCCATGAACCAGACCCCGGCGATGCTCTCGGTGACCGGGCTGTCGATGGGGACGGCCCCGAAGATGCAGATAGGCACGCCATCAGCCAGGCCAACGTGGCACGGGCGGGAGCAGTCCATGCCAGTCTGCATGGCCCGGAAGGGGGAGATGTTCTTGGCGGCCAGTACCTCCCGGTCTGCCCTGTGGAGGTGCCTAGCGATGTACTGAAGGTCGGCCCAGGTGGCCTCCCGGATGGTGTAGGTGGTGGCGATGCTAGCCTCCCTTGTTGTGCGCGTAGCCGGTGAACCGGGCGTTGAGGAAGTACGCGCTGAATGGACTGTCGTTCACGATGCGGATGCGGACTTCGTCGTTCTTGCCCTTGACAGGCACCGACAGCTCCCCGTCCTCGAGTGGCATCTGGCCCAGCTCGTAGGTGGAGCCAGCCAGGCGGCGATTGGTGAAGATGGTCTTCTCGACGCTTCCGTTCGGGCGGATCACCTCAACCCGGCAGTAGCCCGTCTTCTGCACCTTGAGGAACAGCCGGGATATCTGCGTGCGGTCTGGGGAGATGGCATCGCCGTTCCGGTCCCGGAAGAAGAGCTGCGACAGCTCGACCACCTGGGGGACCACGATGCCCGCCTGGAGGGTCAACCCAGAGAGGTCACCTGAGGCGTAGAAGTGGGTGGCGTCATAGGTCAGCGGAACCACCACACCCGGCCTGAAGCGGCCCCCGATGCCGGCGGTGACCACGGCCTTGAAGATGCGGCTGTCACTGAACGGGATGGGCCAGGTGGTGAGGTTCGGGCCAGCGTTGTAGACGCCACCCGAGAGGGTCACCCGGCGGTCCAGGTAGAGCCCGACCTGGTCCTGGAATGCGGAGGGCTGTAGAGCCAAGCGCTCGAAGCTGACTCCGTCCGTGGGGTGGGCCACGACAAGGTAGAGGACGCCGTCGAGCCACTGGGCGGCCCGAATGATGGTCCCCTCGGCGAACACCCAGCGGTTCCACGCCGCCTGGACCTTCTCCTGACCACGCCAGTAATAGGTGTATGTGAAGAGGATGTTCGGAGCATCCGTGGTCAGGACCACCAGCATGTTGTTAGGCTCGCTGGCCACCAGGGACCGGATGTTCTTGGGCACCAGGGCCTGGACACTGTCGGACGCCTCGGTGGCATCATTGGACAGCGTGTCGCCCTCTCGGAAATACTCATTGATCGCCGAGAAGGAGCCCTTGGAGTTGGCAAAGAAGATGCTGTTTCCGGACGCCACGGGGAGCCCTGAGGGGTTCATCGCGAAGTTCGTGGAGAGGTTCGCCGCGAAGGTCTTGGGCGACAGGAGGTCGCTTCCCTTCACCGCGTACTGGGCCACGCTGTTGAAGAGGATGAGATCCTCGTTCTGCTCCAGCGCGTAGAAGAGGGGGCTCACCTTGCCCTTGCCCACGGCGTAGTCGATGGGGTCGGTGTCGAGGAGCTGCATCGCGCTGTCCCGGAAGAAGTCGAAGAATGACCCCGCCTTGGACATGACGATGTTCTCACTCGACAGGATCACCATGCGGTTCCGGTAGAAGGTCAGGTAGGAGACGAAGTGGCCCACGAAGGATGGCCAGGGCGAGATGGTCTCGTCCCCGCACTCGCGCTGGTCCCAGGCCACCTCCTCGAAGGTGAAGGTGCCATCGGCCTGGCGGATCAGGGCGTGGGGCATGGAGGCCGGGTCGAGGCCCAGCCCAGTGTCCGGCGCCACGGTCTCCCGCCAGACACCTGAGGCGCCGCCTGAGGCGTCGAACTTGACCCAGTACTTCTCGAACTTCAGGTCATCGTTTGCCGCCACCTCCACCACCATGCCATCACGGCCCTTGGCGGGGAGGTCTGAGAAGTTCTGAACCCGACCCTTGATGAGGACCATGTCCTTGTCACCACCACCGTCCGAGCTGTCCATCGTGATGACGACTTCAGCGGGGGCCGTGAAGCGGATGGTGGAGCCCATAACCTCTACGGTCCAACCTGGGAGGTCAACCGAGGTGAACTCGTTGGCGAGGTTCTCGGCGATCCATGCAGTGGTCACCGTCTCGGCGCTCTCTCCGTCCAGGTTGTCGGTGGTGACGTTGTGCTCAACCCCGTTCAGCGTGAGGCTGTACTTGGTCGTCGGCGCGGCGTTGCGCACCCAGACCCACAGCTCATTGGGCTCCACGGGGGACCGTGAGGCGCTCTGGAGGACCGGCTTGCCGCGGTTGCTGATGAAGGTATAGTCGGCGTTGGTGAAGGCCGTGAACTGCCGCAGCTCGGTGCCGAACAGGTAGGCGGTTCCGTTGGGGAAGGTGACCGCCTTCTCGACGCCGTTCAGATCCCAAACCTTGACATTGCCCGCCCAGATGGCGACCCAGTAGCGCTCCGCATCATCCCGGTCGATCAGGTGCCAATGAGCGTAGAAGGGGACATCCCATCCGGTGTTGGCGATGAATTCCGTGGGGGGCCTACGGCCGCCTCCGTCAAGTGGACTTGACAGGAGATTGTCGCCCACCTCCAGAGAGGTAGCGGAGCGGAGCACTGCCGGCTGCTGGGAGATGCCCGAGATGAAGTTGGCGATGGCCTGCTGTCGGAGCTGCATCAGCGGGCTCCCAGGTCGCCGTAGCCGTATCCGTAGCGGACACTGCGCCACCCGGTGGTGACGTTGGCCTGGAGCGCCTCGGCGTTGTCGTTCAGCACCGCCGCGTAGGCCATCAGCTCGTCCCGGTCGGGCTGCCGGATGGTCGCCGCGTCGCCCTGCTCATCCCCCTGGAACAGCCGCTTGGCCTTCCTGGCGACATACTCACGGGCCGCATTGGGCATCTGATCGAACGGCAGCAGCAGGCGCAGCGTCACCTTGGCCGTGGCGCCGATGACGAAGGTGTGATCAACGGTGTCGTACAGGCGCGTGCCCCGGAGGACGTAGCGGTTGTCCCAAGGGAACGCCTTGAGGGTGTTCAGGGGCAGGTTGATGAAACCCGTGGGGACATCCGGGGGGAGATCGAAGGTCTCGGTGTTCCAGATCCAATCCTCGGCGCTGTCCTGGAAGGCCCGCATGGTGTCGAGCAGCAGGGTGTGGGCGGAGGCGGCATCAATGGGAACGTCGTCGCCTTCCAGGCGGTCCACCGCGGAGGAGCTGATGCTGGCGAGCATGGAGTTGACCGCGCCCAGCTCGGTCTGAAGGGAGTACAGGGCCATTCGGCCTCCTCGGTTGGGGGAAGAAAAAAAGCCCCCCTAGGTGCCCGGTGAGGGGAACCCAGGGGGGCGGGTAGGTGGTAGGCGCCGGACTATCTGCGGCCCGGCCTGTTGGTATTAGGCGATGGCCAGCTCGACCGCGGCCTCCGGGCGCAACACGCCATGGCCCACCGCAGTCTTAGCGAGCATCAGCCAGGACTGGCGACGGGTCTCCCAGACAGCCTCGGACTTCACGTCCAGCAGCTTCAGGGTGCCCGCGGCGCTCTTGTGCCACACGATGCCGGCGGTCTTGGTGAAGTCGCCGTTGTAGATCGTCTGGGCGCCACCAGTGACGTTGGTCGTCGGGACGGCATTGCTCTTGACGATGCTGATGCCGGCAGCCTTCAGGACCGTGCCCTCGGAGTACATGCCAGAGCCGCCAAAGTCGCGGTTGATCAGCTTCTGGGTCTTCGACACCAGGCCGAAATACTGGACCGGGCGGAACGCCGCATAGCGGTTGTCCTCCGGGACGTTCTTGGTGTCGAGCACCGCGGCGGCGTCGAAGATGGACGCGGCCAGGGCCTCGGGATCGGAGATCAGCGTCGCGCCAGTGATGGTCGCGCCGCCGTTCTGGCCCGTGATGACGGCCGCCGCACGGGCGGTGTTCACCAGGACGCGGGCCTTGGTGTCGTCGAGGTCGCGCGCCAGCTTGGCGCCCAGCTCGGACGAGAACTCGCCACGGACATCGTAGAAGTTCATCAGCGTGTCGATCTCAGCCAGGGTGACATGCGAGATCAGCATGCCGTCCAGGTTGATGACGCGCTCGGACACCGGAATGCCGGTGCCAGTCAGCTCAGTGCCGGGGGTGTGGTAGCCGCTCGACGCCTGGCCGATGACCGGGAAGGTCGCCGACTTGCCGTTGGCAATGGAGCGGACGTAGGTGAGGGCCATGAAGACGTTGACCCGGTTGAAGGTGCTCAGCACCTCACCCGAGAAGATCTTCAGGAACAGCGCGAGCGGATCGCCAGCGCCGTTGTTCTGGCCGGGACGCGAAACAGTGTTGTCAGCCATAGTGGTAGTTCCTTGCAGAGATTTGAGAGGGATAGGGCCTCCCATGCCTCCACACGGCGGAACGCAGTTATCCCACCAAGGCACCCCTCAGGGCGCCCCTTAGGGGCCATGTCGTTCGTGTAGATCCACGGTTTCCCATGTTGGCGGCAGGGCCGCCTTGTAGCCGCGTATGGCCCCCTGAACATCAGGTCGGGCTCGAAGAACGCAGCGCTACGTGTCTCTCTCAGTCTTGCAAGGGTAGAGCGCGGGTGGAGGATCGAACTCCATGCATCGGCCGGGCGACCTAGCAGTGTCCCAGACCCCGCGCATTGTGCCGGTATCGCATCCCGGCGGTGGCCCCTAGCACAATCGAGGGCTCTCCTTAGCGTGGCCCCAGGGGCTGGCGCTTAGTGTTCTCCCGTGGACCGGCTCCACGCTCAGTGCCTTTCTTACGAATTCGCCGGCTCCCATGCCCACCCCTTGCGGGGCCACGGGGGATACGTGTCAAGTCGGCTTGACAGCCAACCCCAACACGGCGCCCAGCTTGGACTTGCAATCCGCATGGGCGTCGTAGAGGTCGAGGATGTACAGCCCCACAGCACGGTCGTCCGCATCCTCAGCGGGAACCTCAGGGGCACCCGAGCAGCTCTTAAGGCTGTCCGGGATTAACAGGACTGGCTTGGCGCTCTCGCAGCCCGCGCAGAGCAGCGCGAACAGCAGGACCGGTACAGCCACCAACGGGCGCACTCTGCACCTCCACTCTGATGGGTTGAAGGGAAGCGGCACGCTCCGCAGCCTCTTGGGCCACGGCCTCTACCGCCTGGGTGGCTCGCTCTTGTGCAGCGAGTTCAGCCTCCTTCACCACCAACTCTGTGGTGAGACCGGCATTCCTGTCCCGCAGGATCTTCACGTAGACCGCCACCGACGCGGCCAGGATGATCAGGCCGATGCAGCCGTAAATCTTGAGGTTGTCCAGCATCAGCTCACCCACCAGCGCCGCATCTGGCGCCACGCATACCGGAGGTAGGCCAGCTCGGCTCGAAGAGAGGCCCTCACCTCCCTGAGAAACGTCCTCATGTGGTCAGCCTCCGATGATCATGGTGAGAGAGGAGAGCAGGGCGGCTTCCCGACCCTGGATGGTGGAGTAGGCAGCCCCCGCGACGGCAACCCAGATGAGCAACCTACGGGGGCTCAGGGTGCCGTCCTTGGGGTCAATCAGGCCCAGAAACCTCAGGGCCTTCATGTAGCCAGGGACGCGGCGCATCAGTAGCCGGTGCTCCGGGCGATCTTCGCGTGGACCGCCTTGCGGAACGCCTCGTCCGTCGCATAGCGCGGGTCGGACTGGGCGGCCACCTGCTCGGTGAAGGAGGCGTAGATGTCCTGGGCGCCAACGCCGGGGGTGTTGGTGGAGGCCAGGAGGTTCGGGCTGGCGCCCTCTGCCGCCTGGAACTTCGCCAGGAGCCCCTGAAGGACCACCGAGGCAGCAGCCACGTCGGTCCCTGCGAGCGCCTTGTTAGCCGCGTCGATGTGCGCCGCGGGGACCGCAGCGGCACCTTCGGGTGAGCCGAGCCACGCGGCCAGCTCATTGAAGCGCGCCTTGCCGGTCTCGACGGTGTCGCCGAGGGTCTGGTAGAGGCTGTCGGCGCGCTGGGAAGTCAGGGCAGCCTGGCCGGCAATGTAGGTGTCCACCGTGGACTTGGACAGGCCCTTGGCCGCCAGCTCGGTGTAGTCCGCATCGGTCAGCTTGCCGCCCTGGGCAGCGTACTTGGCGGTGTAGGCATCCATGTCGATGCCCGCCGCCTGGGCAGCCACCTGGCCGGCATCCACGGTCACCTCAGGGGCAACCTCGGGGGTCGGCTCGGTGACTGCCGGCTGGCCCGTGGCAGGATTAACTAGCGCGGGCTTCGGGGTGCCCAGCTTCGCTTCAAGGGCGGCATAGCTCTTGGCCATGTCCTCCCAGGTATTGAACTTCGCGGGCAGACCAGCGGGGCGCTCGGCCGGCGCGGCAACAGCGGCGGGGGTGGCCGCTACGGAGCCGTCCGGGTTCTGTCCGGGGGCCAGCGTGATGCCCGCGGCGGCAACCTGCTCGGCAGTGACGGGGGTGTCGGTCATCGCTGCGTCACCGTCAGGCCGCTGGGCATCACGAAGCCATCCGGCAGGCCATCGCCCTTGAGGGGCGAGACAGCGCGGTGGACGTGGACGCCGTGGACCTTCAGCTCGCCGTCGTCTCCCAGCTCGATCTGCGCGGCCATGCTAAACGGGGCCGGATCGACGGGCTGGGTAACGGTGGTGGAGGCGTTGAAGACCGGGAGCGCCCCGGCTTCTAAGGTTACTGCTTTGGAACGGGCCATGGGGCCTCCTTGGGGTTGTTACTGGGAAGCCCCTTGCTGTGGGGCCATCTGGTCCTTGGCAATCGCCATGGCGCCGGGAACAGCGTTCTGGGCGGCCTGCTCAAGCTGCGCCTGCTGCTGGGCCGCCTGCACCTCTTCAGGTGTTCTGACGAGGCCCTTGCTATCAACCCCGAGGCCAGCGGCCACGCGCTTGATCAGGTCGGTCGGATTGAGATACTGGGCCAGCACTTCGGGCGGCAGGAAGCCCTGGAGGGCGCCCATGAGATCCCGCAACCTCATGAAGTCCGCCCCGCGGCCCAGTGCATCAAGGCCAGTCAGCGCAATCGGCTTGACCAGCCCAGCCGGGAGGCGGGGGAAGGTGCCCTGGCGCTTCATGCGGGCGATGGTGAGGGTCACCAGGGGGAGCTGGAAGTCCTTAGCCAGCATCGTGTAGGCGCCGCCCTGGGCCTGCTCCAGCTCACCCGCCACATAGCGGATCTCTTCGGCCGTGACCCGTTCACCGGATCTCTGCACCGCGGAGTTGAGGAGGAAGGCGTAGGACAGGCGGCCTTCGATGTCACCGGCCAGTTCCTTGGCGACCCGGAAGTCAACCGACTTCCCCTCGGCCTGGACGAAGGTAACGTCCTCGGCACGGCCGGCGCGGACATCACCGTTCTTGGCGTCCTTGATGGCCTTGATGGTGGTCTGCCCATTGGGCGCCACCAGGATGATCAGCTTGGCGAGCGCAGCGACGCCCTCCACGATGGCCTTGCTCAGGTTCTCCAGCGAGCGGAGGTCACCGAGGAACTCCTCAACATGTGAGCGGGAGTAGTCCTCACCGTCCACCTTGACAAGGCGGAGGGGAAGCCAGGGGAGGGCGTCGAGCGGATAGCTCCCTCGGGAGCTGGGGACGATATGGCCGTTGACCTCTTGCTCCACTCGGTAGTGGTTGCCGTTGCGCCAGACGCGCGTATAGAGGTCAAGCTGGTTAATTTTCGAGATCGACTGGACTTCGCCAGAGAGGACAGCTGCGGACTTCTCCGGGGTGGCCGCTCGGATCTCGGCAGGCACCACCTCAGGGGCGACGGTCTCTTTGACAATCAGCTCGATCAGGTTTCCCATATCGTCGCGGCGAACGATGTAGCGGTCGAGGCGGAACCCCTTAAGGCCACCTTCGGGGGGCACGAAGAGGAGATAGTTGCCAGCCACGATCAGATGCTTGAAGGCTTCAAGGGCGGTGGCCCGTGTCTCGGCGCCTTCGATGTTCTTCATCACCCGGCGTTCGAGGTTGGACAGCGCCTCATCCATCGCCGCTAGGGCGGACGGGTCGGCGGTCATCTGCTCGATGCGGGCTTCGTCCTGCTGGAGGCGCATGAAGGGCGCGTTGGGGGGCAGGACGGCGGTGTGAAATTTGTTGGCGAGGAAGTTGACGCCACGGCTGCCAACGGACTGCCACGGCTCATAGAGGTTGGCCCCGCTGGTGCCATTTCTCGGCAGCAGGGCGGGGATGGTCAGCTCGGCACAGGTGTAGGCTCGGTTGAGGTACTGGGTTCGGTCACCCTCTCCTGTGGCGTAGCGTGACGCAATGGACAGCGCCACTAGACCGGGATCTGGAGGCCGGGGCGACCAGCCGGCTTCGGGGCCGTGAGGTCGATGCGTAGCTTGGACCGACCAACGCGGTTCGCGTCCTGCGCTGTGGCAGCCGGGGCGACCGGATCAGCGATACCTTCGGCGGTCTTCTCGGGGGTCGGGAGTGGATGGGGGTCGGGCTTCTTGATCTTCGGTGGACCGCACATGCTACTGGGCTGCCTCCTCCTGTTGACGGAGGCGGGAGACCAACATCTCGACCACTGACCGCTGACCCGCTTCAAAGAAGATCTGATCGGGATGGGTTCCCGGTAGCGGTGCCTTCAAGGGGTAAGCCTGAAGGAGGTAGGTTACTAGGGAAGGATCAATGTAAGGGTCTTCCAAACTGCCTCCTAGGTGATAGCTAAGGGGAACCCCTGCTGGGGCTTAGTGAGGGGTATATTCAAATTCCAGCAGGGGAGTAGGGTTCAGGCGGCGGCCTTCTGCTCCTCGAACGCGATCAGGACATCCAGCATGTGCCGGGCCTTCTTGAGATCCTGCACTCCGCCCTTCTTGCGCCACCGGGACACGTACTTGATGACGTTGCCCTCAGCGAACGGGATGCCGTTGGCCATCACGTACTCGATGGGCTGGATGGCCATGTCGGTGTAGTGGGAGCCGCCTACCTGGGTGGTCGAGGGGGCCACCTGGGGGATCTCCGGGATGGCCTGGCGGTGGCCTGGGGTGTAGCCGGTGGCGGTGTCGATCTCGGTGCCGTTGGGCGCCAGCTCAAACTTGCTGGCGTAGTAGTTGTGCGCCAGGCCGTCGTCTGCTCTGATGTTTAGGTCACCATCGCAGTCCAGGCCGTAGACCATGTAGAACTTGCCGGGGGTAATGTGCTGTTGGGGGGTGGAGTTGGCCCGCAGCCTGACCCAATTACCCCCGTAGATTTTCACGGCTGCCATAGGATCGGCTCTCCTGTTGTGTAGTTGAAATCGGTGTTGCGGAGGATGCGGGCCACGCGGGCCTGCACCAGGGCGTCATCCTCGTTCAGCCCGGCTGCGGCGTAGTGGGACAGGACGATGCTCCACAGGGGCATGTCTGGGCGGGGATCGTTGACCCACTCGACCACCTCCTGACCCTTCCGGGGGCCACGGGAGATAGTCTTCGTGTGCCAGTCGGTGTAGAGCCGCCCCTTAACGATCTCCTCGGCCTTCTGCACTCCGATCCCAGGGCATCCCGAGTAGCCATCCGTGGCGTCACCCGAGAGGGTCTGCCGCATGTGCCACTCGTCGGCTTCCTGCGGCGTCACCTCGAAGATCCCCTGCTCGGGCTTGCCCTGGTTGAAGTGGAAGCCGGGGATGGTCTTCATGTCCTTGTCGAGGGACACGCAGATCTTCTCCCCCTTGATG